CTTTAATTTATTTATACAAGATCTTCAAAAGAAATACCATATTCTTCCATTATTTCTGATAATTTTTCTCTTGCCTCATCCAATGCATCATCAGTCAAATTATTATTGTACTTCAATTGTGCTCGAAGATATTGATCCATATCCCAAAGCGCAAAAAAGTAACTCTTGTATGATGATACTGCTCTGGCATCCTTTTCAGTCAAGTTCCTAAACGTCACATCAACAGTCGGTTCTAGTGCGTATTGAGTTTCGGTTGTTGTCCACGTATTTTCATTCATAATAATATTCTCTTGTTAATGAGGCCATTGGTTGTCATTCAGAACCATAATTATTATTATACTTAATATCAATATAATTAATATATCCATTAGATGAACCAGTTATATATTCCAATTAAATTAATCATTGTAAACACAACTTGACTAGCAAGAAATGAATACATCTGTTGTTTATACCCCATCAACATAAATGCTGTAGAGGATACCATGAATAGAAGGAATCCATATTTTGACTCCGGAATATTCATTGCAATTAATAAAGCTCCTACAACTCCGAAGAATGCTCCAATATGTTCTAAAGTCTTATTATGCATAAGCAAGATAGGCTTTCTTAATCAATTTCTTTACAATTACTGAATCTTTTCCAAACTCATTAATGTAGTCAGCAAGAACACTAAACTGTGATTCGAATGCTTCTTTCCATCCATATTTACTGATGAACAAGGCAAGATCAACATTACCATAAGCATCTACTTCATCAGAATGTTTTAGATAACCAGCATGACCTTCTTCATACTCTTCCAGTTCAAGAAGATTTCTACGAATAGCTTGGTACTGGTGACGTTCTTCATGAGCAACTGTAGCAGCAATTTCACACATAACATCATCATATTTTTGCTCTTCACAAGGTTCAAAATAGTAACTTGATGCTGATATACAGATTTCAATCTCACCACCCATCTCATCTGCATAGAAGAAACCACCAATTGCCAGCCTTCCAGGATCAAGTGTTTCCTTGTCGACTTCATAAAATACAAACTCGACCTCAGGATAATGATCTTGTAAACCTTCAATCATATCATCAATTCTTATCATAAAATAGGTCCTTTCTCAATTGTTTATATATCCATCATACACTATGTTGAAGAAGAAGTCAACAGCAATTGTGAAAAATTATTCGGTTTTGAGAATACAATTTTCTGATCAAGCATTGGCTCTAATAGATCAGGTTTATGAGAGATCACAAAAGTGTTGGTATCATTATCCAAATTCCTCAAGATTTTCATGAGGTTATCTACTCCATCAGTATCAAGAGAACTATCGAATGTCTCATCAAGAATCAATAAGTTAGTGTTCGTCGAATTCTTCATTTTTGCTATCTGTCTCCAAGCAAATAACAGAGCTAAATCGATTCTCTGCTTCTCTCCTTCCGAGAAATTAGCATATGTGAACTTATCTCTATGACGAGATCTAATCGTCTCAGAGAAGCTATCATCGAGTGTAAATGACACAAAAAAATCTAATGTCTGCAAATAGTTATTGATCAGCGTGTTCATAACTGGAAGGTATTCACGGATCACTTTTGTTCTGATTCCAGAGTCTTTCAGCATTTCCGAAACTACATCATTATACATAGATTTTTCATTGAATTCATCTAATTGATCTCTACATTCATCAGCTTTTGTTTGGAGATCCTTTAATTCATCATATGCGTCAGTCAAATCATGTTGAGTCTTTGTTTTATTCAACTCCTCTATAGTCTCTTGACGCATTTCAATGTCTTGTTGAACCCTTGCCATGTCAGACTTCAACGTCCGAAGTTCATCAATAGATTTCAAAACTTTATCATGATTTTCTCGTCCAGCCCGCATATTATTTTCAATAGCGTGTTTAGAATCATTTAGGGTTTGGGCAGATGATTTAATTGCTTGAATACGATCATCTTTTAACTCACGAGTCAGGTCTTGAGAACAAGTGGGGCAGCTATCATTATTCATATAGAACAGATGTTCTTCAACAAGAGTAGCAATCTTCTGATTTACCTCCCCTTGTTGTTTCATAAGATCCCTACCCAGATCGTCCAAATCCTGAGACTGAGATATCAGATCTTCTGGATATTTAGACACATTCTCTGTAAACTCTAATCCTTGTTGAATCAATAAAGCAATCTCTCCTTCAAGATCCACTATAGATTCATCGTTAGATGCTTTTGCAGCGTCATTAAGAGATTCCATCTTATCAATATACTTCTTCTGATAATCATATTTCCCTTTATACACATCAAGTTGTGATTTAGCATCCTTTTGTTGTGATCTAGCAATTGAAACTCTGTCCTTCAATATACTCTTCATCTTAGAGAATATATTAATATCAAGCAGGTCTTCTATTACTTCACGTCTATGATTAGTTGATAACTGCATAAACGGAATAAATGATGATGATCCGAGTACTACAATTTGATGGAATGACTTGTGGTTGAGTTTCAGAATGTTTTGTTCTAGAAACCTTTGATAGTCTCTTACGGATGCAGACTGATCAATCATCTTACCATCTTGCCATATTTCAAACACATTTGGCTTAATACCTCTTATGATTTTAAAATCATGTCCAGCAGTATTAAACTCTACTTCCACAAGTGTCTTCTTTAGATTAACCGAGTTAATAAGCTGGGCTTTCGATACAGCTCTGTGTGGCTTTCCAAACAATGCAAATGATAACGCATCTAGCATAGACGATTTACCTGCACCATTATGTCCTACAATGAGAGTAGATTTAGCTTGATTCAATTGAATCTCAATAGGATTATTTCCTGCTGATAGAAAGTTACAGTATGATATTCGTTTAAATACAATCATTGAATCTCCATGTCTAATGCTTCATTATACAACGAATTCATAAGTGTTTTCAACTTACTTTTATCTAATTCAGTATTAACTGATTCTATATAGTTACTCATTAAATCCTGTGTATTCTCAACATCTTCAATGGATGTAACAACATTCTCTCCTAAGAATTCCTGGAAGTTCTCAACAATCTTTAACTCAAATGTTTCTATATCGGATAGTCTATCTATCAACTTATCAAATAAGTAAGGGTTAGTCTTATTCTCTACAATGACTTTTACAAACTTGTGTTCATACTTAGACAGATCACCAGCATCAAACTCTTCATCTTTATCATCATATAGTATCTTTTCAAATATTGTATTAGGATTACGAACAGGGATCATCTCTCTTGTTTCAGTATTAAACACATGAAAGTACTTTGGATCTCCTGAATCACTCCAAGTGAATTCCACCTGAGAACCAAGATAATGTACATTTCCATTAATAGATTTAGTATGAAAATGCCCACTATATACCGTATCAAAATGTCTAAATACAGAAGGGTCCATCCCAGTTTCATTTTTCATTCCTCTCATCATATCGCATCCCATCAGTTCGAGATGCCCCATTAAAATACCACTCGTACTCTTAACAAACTTCATATAATCTGTATAATTCTCTTGATTGATCCAAGGTAAGAAGTTTATTGGAGTGCCATCATATTCGACAGTGGTAGGCTTCATAAAGATATTTACATTAGATGTATAATATCCAAGTAGCTCTTTAAGGGAACACAATTCATTGGTATTCTTATGAAACACATCATGATTACCAGGAATAATGTCCATCGTCATACCTTTATCACGAAGAGGTTCAAGGAACATCCTACGGTTTTGATTTAAGGCTTTAAAGTTAATATTCTTACGATGATCATAGTAATCCCCTAAATGAATTACATGATTGATATTATTCTCTTCACAATAAGGGAAGAACACCTCTTCATAAAACTTCTTCTGATACTCAATGAATATCTCAGATGAATTTCTCGCCCCACAATGGGTGTCATTCAATACAGCAATTAACAAAACAGTTCTAGTCCTTTCTTCTCTTTTTCTCTAGCCTTTTCCTTCTTAGCGAAGTCTTTAATAGCTTCATCCTTCTCTTTAACTACAGCAATCTTCTCTCTTAAAGTATCAATGAAGCTTTGGTCGATAATACTATTGTTATCAACAGCAGTAATAAAATCACTAATATCAGCTTGTTCCATGTATTTAAACTTGATATCTGCTTGTTTCTTTTCTTTAGTAATCCTACGGATAAAAGCAAAGTAAGCAATTTGAGTGAAATATGAGAAGGCATTTGGTTTCCCTGTTCTGGTGGCAGCATCAATATTATAGTTATGAATAGCTTTAAGACAGTTTTCTACTCCATCCATTACCATTTCATCTCTGTATGTATATCGTACAAAGTTAGGTTTATGTGATAGACCTTCACAAATCTTCATAAAGCAGGTAGCAATATAATCTGTTACTTTTGGTCTGGTTTCTCCAGCCTCATCTGCGTCTTTACATGATTTAACATAGTCTACAACAGCATATGAGAAATCTCTATTGTTTACATAATGTGGTTTGTCTTTTGGCTTGATCTTTTCGGCCATGAATTCTCCTTCAGTTTTAGTGTTAACATAGTCATATTATACACAAAATAAATCAAAAGTCAACAGCAATTACCTGTTGACTTTTTACTAAAAATGTTGTATAATAAGTATGCTGCCGGGAAAGGCTGGATATAGGGCAGTAACTAGTGGAGAGTATCTGTATCAGATACCATATCATAATCAATATCTTGAAGATCTAAAACCAGCCTCATATATGTGGCTTTAATTTCATTATCTATCTCTGATTCCATAAGGATATGATATACATCTAGTGGATGAACTTTAGCTGGAGAGAACGGCATATAAGGAGTTAGAACATATTGGTGTTCTTTATCAAGTGTTACTTTCATTGGTTCTTCTAATCCAATAACAGCTTGATTATCACTATCATGTACATACGCAACGATAGAGTCCCCATTCATTAATTTGAGGTATCTTACGTTAAGTTCATCCAGTGTTTGTGGTATTTTGTTTTCGCTCATAAAACCTATAAAAATGTTTAGGGTAACAATGGTTTATACCCTTATATATGTACTTCATGAATTTGGAATTTAAACTTCTCTTTTGCGTAAATCTTAATGCGTTCAGCTGAGTGCTTTAACGCAAAGTTCTTTCTCTTTCTCCAATGGATATCATCTGCAATATCATAAATCTTTGCTGCCCTTCCATCATCTGATTTACGTAATCCTCTACCAATGGATTGTAAAATTCTTATCTGACTCTTACTAGGACTCGCAAATACAATGTTATGAAGATTCCTAATATTAATACCTGTTGAAAATGTGCCTAATGATGCTACTATGATTGCATTAGATTCCTTCTCTGTAATCTTTCTTACTTCTTCTCTTGATTCTGCATCTGTATTGCCTGATACGAAGAATACATGTCTCTTCTCATGAGCAGCTTCTTTAATCATATCATATAGTGGTTTACCATGTTTTTCAACAAACTGATATAACACCAGAGTATTACCATCTTGATCTAGTGTAAGATTCTTGATGAAATTATTACGAGGAGAATAGTTAATAATATGATTAATTTCATCTTGGTACTTCATCTTGTTAACAACTTTACACATCTCTTGAGGATGTTTCAACAAGATAATGTCTATCTCCACATCAGATAAAGCACCAGCATCAATTAACTCTTTTGTTGTTGTAATGTTCTTTACAGGACCAAATAGACCTTCTAAACACAACTTATGTGTTTGTGTACCATCTAGTGTACCAGTCAATCCAAATCTATATGACGCTTCTGTGCAATTAGTAAGAATAGCAGTAAGAGACTTAGCTTTGAAATTGTGTGCTTCATCACCAAGTACCATACCAAATTGCTGAAAATAATCTGTTGGCATCTTATAGATTGATTGCCACGTACTGATGTATATATCTTTAGACTTATCATTCTTTGACTGGCCAGCCATAATTTGATGGCATTGTTCTACATCAAATCCCTCATCGAACTGTGAGTAATCATCAAAATCACCATACATCTGTTTAACAAGACTTGTAGTAGGAACAATTAGAAGCACTTTCTTGTCTTGATTCTCTTCAAGGAAATGTCTAATCAATAGATATATGATAAGAGATTTACCTGATGCTGTTGGAGAGATTAATAACCCTCTCCTATGTCTTAGCGCGTATGATACAGCATCTTTCTGGTATTCTCTAGTGACGATCTTTTTACCACCAGATGATAATGGTAGTTCACTAATCCAATCTACATTATCATCATAATAGATGTCGGGTCTATTGTAATAATGACCATTACTTTCATCAATAGTAATATGATAATCTCGTTCATTAGCAAACTCTATAATATACTTGTATAGGCCAGCGTATATCGACTGAGTCCTCATATCAAGTAGACGAACCTTACCATCCCACATTTTATTGCGGAATTGAGGCATATATTTGTATCCAGGAACGAAGAAGGTAAAGAACTCTGCTAATTCATGTAGAATGCCTTTATCATCACAATCAACATATAAGAACGCATTGTTCTTTACTGCAAGTTTTATTTCCATTATACACCTGCTTCAAATGAACGCCATTTAATAATATTACCAATACTCTGATGTCTCCATCTAATAGTATCGAGTATCTCTTTTAGAGTATCTACTAGGACTGTGTGGTACTCTAGTTCAGCTTGTGCTTGTTGAATATCATCATCAGAGTTATAGTAGAAATCCATCTCCCCTTTTAATGGCTTATGTAAACCGTTAAATGGATCATACTCCCATCCACGATCATCCATCTGTTGCTTAGACATCTTGCCATTATAATACAACCACTTATCTTTAAGTAGTTTATCGTAATCTAGTTTCTTTTGTTTCTTCTTGATCTTTGCAGAAGTCAGCAAACTTAGATACTTAGAATGTAATGATGCATTCTTAATGGTAGTATCATCTAACTTATAC